GGTCGGATCCTTGGCGCTCATGTTTGGAGGGGAGCTCTTCGAGAAGATCATCGTCACGCCTCGGAGCAAAGATCTCGGCTTTGTGCTCTCCACGGTCTTATTCGACGTCGATGTCTGGAATACGTTCCGCAACACCTCGCAGGAGATGACTGCGATCATTATCACCGGCAGCGGCGGCCTGATTGTTACCAACCCTTTCGGACTGCCGCTTTCCTTCGCCGCCGTGCAGTCGCGGACCTTCGAGGGCCAGATGCCGCAGGCGGGCGATGCTCAGATCCTCAACACGGCCGTGTTTGTCTTCACCGGGATCTCGGGCACCGATCTGGACGTGGAAGGCACGCGCCTGGTGGTTTTTTCCCCCGACGCTGATTGGACCGAGCCGATCCGGGAACGCAGCCAATACTTGACTCTGATCCTGGAAGCCCACAGCCAGAAGGAACAGCGCGCGCAATTGCGTCTGACGCCGCGGCCGGCGCTGGCCTACCGCGTGCTGACGCTCACGCGCAAGGATACGGCCGTTCTGGACGCTTTGTTGTGGGGTTGGCAGAGCCGCATCTATGGAGTCCCGATGTGGATGGATGCCCAGCCGTTGTTGGCGGATGCGCCGCCGGCCAGCACGGTGCTGCAAGTCAGCACCAGCTTCCGCCGTTTCCAGGCGGGCGGCTTGATGATGTTCTGGCGGGATATGCACACCTTCGAGGCCTTGCAGATCCAATCACTCCTGTCGGGCAGCATCACGCTGGCTTCGCGCACGACTCAAAACTGGCTGGCGGATGGACGGACCTATATCGTCCCTTTGTTGATCGGACGTCTGCCCAGCGAGATCACGATGCGGCGGCCCAACAACCAGAGCGCTGAGCTCGATGCGCAGTTTCTCTGCGAGGTGGCGTGATGGCGGTTTATCTGGGCTATGACGTGTTGGAAATCGAACCGAATGCCGGCGTCCAACGCGAACATAGCTACACCCGCAGCCTGGCGCGGCTCGACAGCCAGGCGGGCAAGTTGCGCGTCAGCGATCGCAGCGGGCTGCCGGTGGTCGAGCCGACTGGTTTTGGCTGGTTGATGGAAGGGCGAACGGAAATTCAGACCTATCTGGATTTTCTCGCCGCGCAGAAAGGCAGCCTGGTGCCTTTCTGGTGTCCAAGTTGGCAGCACGATCTGGTGATGTCGGTGGACCTGGCGGCGCTCAGCGTCAGCCTGGTCGTGGTGAAAATGGGCTATACCCAATTCATGTTTGCGGATCCGGCCCGGCGCCATCTGGCCTTTCTGCTCGATGATGGCACCAAGCACTACCGCAAGGTGATTGCCACGGCCGAGGGCGCGCAGACCGAGACTCTGACGCTCGATTCCGGTATCAGTGTGCTGGTGCCGGCGCTCAGCACGATGCTGGGATTTCTGCGCCTGGTCCGGCTGGCGGTGGACGACCCCGAGCTCGCCTGGCACACGCGCGAGGTGGCGGAAACCACCCTCGACTTCGTGGAACTTCCCCAGGAGGCGCCGGCATGACGTTCGATGTGCGTGAGAAAAGCATCCACGCCGGCCATCCGTTTGAGCTCTACCTCTTCCAAACCCAAACGCAGAGCTGGCGCTTGACGAGTGCGGACCGGGCGATCGTTTTCAACGGTCAATCCTACCAGCCCGAAGCGATTCATCGCACCGCCACCAGCCAGGGCCAGGAGCTCAAGAGCGGCAGCATCACCGTCACGATCCCCAAGACGCATGCGATCGCGCAACTGTTCGTCAGCTTCATCCCGCCCACTCCGCTCAGCCTGGTGATCTTCCGCGGCCATGAAGGAGAGCCTGAGAGTGAGATCGTGACTCACTTCACCGGCCGGGTGACGATCGCAATTTTTGGCGACGATTGTGAGCTCCGGGTTGTGCCTGAGCAGGAACTTCTACAGAAGCGGATCCCGGGGCCCAAATACCAAAAGCCCTGCAACCACATTCTCTATGATTCCGGCTGCACCGTGGACAAGGCGCTCTTCAACCTGGTGGGCACGCTCACCTTCGTCCAGGGGGACATCATCAAGGCCGCCGCCTTCGCCACCCAGCCCGACGGCTGGCTCGATGCCGGCTACATCGAGAAAGGCACCGAGCGCCGCATGATCCTCAACCATGTCGGGGATACAGTCACGCTCCTGAGCGCGATGGCGGGATTGGCGGTCGGAGATCTAGTCACCGCCTTTGCTGGCTGCAAGCGCACGCTCGACGATTGCGACACCAAGTTCACGAACCTGGAACACTTCTTCGGCTTTGAATGGATTCCCGCAAAGAATCCTTTTGACGGGTTGGAGTAGGCATGCCTTTTTGGTTCGCTTTGTTTCTCTTCATCGGCACCACGGTGCTGAGCGCCCTGCTGCAGAAGCGCCCCAAGGATGCCCAGCCCAGCAGCCTGGGAGATTTCACTTTTCCCACCGCCCAGGAAGGCCGCGCCATTCCAGTCATCTTCGGCACGGTGAAGATGGCGGCCCCCAATGTGGTCTGGTACGGCGACCTGCGCATAGACGCGATCAAGAAAAAAAGCGGAGGCTTCTTGGGCTTGTTCGCGAAGAAGGTCACGGTCGGATACAAGTATTTCGTCGGCATGCAGATGGCGCTCTGCCACGGCAGCGTCAACGCGCTGGTCCAGATCCTGGCCGATGACACCAAAGACGTGCCGCACACCCAAACCCCGATCGGGCCTGATCAGATCCAGATCACGATCGACCAGGAAGATCTATTCGGGGGCGTGGAAAAAGAAGGCGGGCTGAGCGGCACGCTGCGCTTCTACCTGGGCACGCAAGCGCAGCCCTCCAACGCCTACCTGACGACGCAGTTGGGCCTGGCGGCTGCGCCCAACTATTTCGGTCTCTGCCACGTGGTCGCCGAGCAGATCTACGTCGGCACCAGCCAATTCATGAAGAAGCTGGCGTTCGTGATGCGCCGCACCCCCAGCAACATGGGCTTGGCGGGCGGCATCACCGACGTCAATGGAGACGCCAATCCGGCCGAGATCGTGTATGAGGCGATGATCAATCAGATCTGGGGCTTGGGGATCCCGACCGGCCGCATCGATCTCGCCAGCTTTCAGGCCGCCGCCACCACGCTCGCGACCGAGCAACTGGTCCTGAGCATGCAATGGGACAGCGCGGCCGCGGCCGACCAGTTGATCGGCGACGTCCTGCGCCACATGGATGCTGTGCTCTACACCGACCCGGCCACCGGCCTCTGGACCCTGACCTTGGCTCGGCTCGACTACAACCCCGCCACCCTGCCGGAATTGGCGGAAGACGATCTGGTGGAAGCGCCGGAATTTTCGCGCGGTAGTTGGGAGGAAACGCTCAACGAGATCAAAGTCAGCTACATCGACCGGACTACTTTCAAAGAGCGCGTGGTGCAGGCCCAGGAGACGGCCAACTTCGCGGTCCGGGGCGAGCTCTCCAGCGAAAGCATCAACTTCCTGGGTTTCAGCAACGCCACCATCGCGCAAACGGCCGCCATGCGCGAGCTCAAAGCCGCCAGCTTCCCCCTGGTCCAGGCGCGCCTCAAAGCCAACCGCATCGCTTGGAACTTTCGCATTGGCGGTGTCTTCAAGCTGACCTGGCCACCCTATGGGATCAGCGGGGTGGTCTTCCGCATCACCGCCATCAACTACGGCACGCGGGTAGTTACCGTGGCTGGTACTGCCGTGGCCGGTGAGGCGGTTGCCTTGGAAGATTCCTACCCTGTCTCTCCCCGCAACTTCCCCATCACAGCGGAAGGGCTGCTCTCGCTCATTTCCGACACTGGGGCGATCCAAGGACTCAACCCGGCGACTGCGGGGGAAGAGTCTTGGGCGTCCTACGTGCGGAACGTGAGCGGGGTACTCTCTTCCTCGGAGCTGGAGAGCCTTGTCCAACTAACCAAGAACCGTGGCGGAGAAGACGTTGACATTCTCCTGTTCCCCTCTGCGCAGATTAACCAGTTGACCAACATCGCCACCACAACGCTACGGTTCAACACCGACCAAGCACGCACGAAGGCTCAGAAGAAGGCTCTCGACCTCGGGTTCACCGTGTACTACCACGGTGGGCGCATGATCATCGAGGACAAAGACCTTCGACCGGACCGGATCTATGCCGGGGCCAGCTCGATGATGAAGAAGTTCGAAGCCATCCCGCTGTCTCTGGCCGAGGACGAAGCAGGTACGTGGACCCGCGTAAGCGGCACTGGCGGCGTCGCCGACGCCGTGAGTGGCTTGCTGCGTTGGTATCACCAGATCGGCCTGTTGCAACGCTCCGCGTGGGGGCTTGCGAGTGGCTTGACTGTTCCGGCTTCGTTCACAGACGTACCGGCTACCATCTAACGCGGTACGGCTGGAAGTCACGATTGGGAGGGGGCGGTCCCCGACTGGGCCGCCCTCATCCCACGAGTGGGTTTTCCACTTGTCCATATGGACAGCCGGAAATGCAGGTTGACTACGACAACCAAGTCCGGGGCATGATCGGAATCATGCACCTGCTTCCGCCAGTGGAGCAGGCGGCGCTGGAATATCGAATCCGAGATCGGATTGCCATGATCCGCGCGGGGCTTAGGTTCGCTCCGGGTTGGTTGAACGCTGGATTGAAGGCGATTGACCCACTTCTGCGTGCCCGACTCGACCTGGAAAAACATTACTGGATAGTAGAACGCTGGGTCGAGCAGGGGCGGTGCTGGTTTAACGTTCTCGAGTGGGGGGGGCCGCTCTCCCGCGAGATATTTGTGGTTCTACGGCGGGCCGACACCTGGCGCTATCGGAACGCGCAGGAGTTCATGCGGCACCGCAGGGAAGAGGCTGCGCGGCGCCGAAAGCAGAATGAAAAAGCAGGGGATGAAAAGGTCGCGGCGGCGGTTGACAGTCTGCCCAGCAAGAACCTGCGAGAATTTATAGACGTGGAGAGGTCAAGGCACACGGGAGAAACGGTTATCTCGCACGGCCCGGACCAAGCATTTCTTGAGCGAAGCCTGGCACGGGAGAAGAAGGAAGCCGCCCAGGTCGAGAACGAAGCAGCAATCAATCCGGGTCATCATCCAAAAACAATCTACCGCGAAAGGAGAAACTAACCATGTCGTGGCTTATGCACACTAACCAGGAACCAGTTGCCGACGTTGTGGACAACATTCTCTACAAGCTCGAACCGGGCGAACCGTTCGAGATGCCTGATTTTCATGCGCGGGCGTTTCTCGATCACATGCGCGATTACGGCGTCGTGCAAGTTCCCGAAACCAAAGACCGCACCGGAATCCACCTTGATTTGGAT